CGCCATTAGCGACAACAACAATAGCCTCAATGTACTTAGAGGTATCTTTTTCTTCTGTTAACTCTTCTATTTCTTCATCTAATGCAGCTTCTAGCATCTCTCTTGGCACTAGACCGTAATACTTGGTCAGCCTAACTTTGCTGTCGTGATGGATAGTAAGGTCACGATCTGGCTCTAAATCTGTGTCTGGAGCGGCTGGGCCGACATAAATGTCTTTGTAAACGCCCTGCTCTTGAAGAAGCTCTACCTGATGAAGGCTAACGAACTCATCAATAGCAACGCCCATTGCGTCCTCAACAGAAGTTGAAACAGGGTCAATCAGAAAGTTCTGCGGCATGACAGGCTTTAACTTAACCTTTACCCTTTCCTGTATGTTGACACCGACAGCTTGCAATTCACCGCCCATGATAGGCTGTGTTGCAGGAACCATCTCTTTCATTTCTTCAATGACAAGCTCGCCAATGCCCGTACCGAATACGGCAGAATTGATTAAACATTCTGCAACTGCTTTGCGAACCTTGCAGTCTTCAAAGTCTTCAGTCAGTTTGTTTCTCAGGAACTGTACGTCTTCTGGTTGAGTGTCACCTAAGTTATCGGATACATCGAACCACTTGCCACGACCAAACGTAGCTTCTTCTAGTTCTGCAACATTAGATTCAACGGCCTGTTGTAGGGCTGGAGATATGATTCTTGAACGCTCTGAAGCTCTTTCGCTATCAGCAGAGTCCCATATACCACGCCAGAGTCGGTAGTATTCATCAAAACGGTAGGAATAATTAGATTCGTAATGATCTCGCCAATCATCACATTTTGTGATTACCCAAGATTCAATAGATTCCTCTATTAAAAGAGGGTCTGTTTCGTATAGCTCACTCATGCCGATCTCCGTTTAGGCACACGCCAGTGCTGGTTCACAAAGGCGGTTTCCATCTTTATTCCCCTGTGGTTACGCTCTTCCCTTTCTACTCTCTTAGGATAGCACTCGTTACACCACTCTTTTAGAGGGTCATCAGTCATTGGTGTTTCATTTGAGCATACACTATTGCTGCATACTAACGCTTTCATTTAATACCCTGCAATAACGTCCATTATCTCTGGTTCTTCAAACTCAAAGTCGTTAATGCCATAAGGAACTTGAGCAAGTTGGTCAATATAACTTAATGAGTCTACCAAGTCATCATGGGTTAATGGGTCAGGAAACTGAAAGAGTTCATCAAGAAACTTGATATTCCATTCGCCCTTACCTAGTGAGATAACTCCGTTTTCAAATCTTCCCTGTAATGACCACATGATACGGTCTGTCTTCTTGCGGTTGCCATGTGTTAGCTCAACCACCCTGAAGAACTTGTTATTCTTCTTCTGCATGTCCGTGAGTGGAGACATCACTGCTTGTTTAGCTATGCCTCTCTCAATACCTACGGAGACAGGCTGGTATCTATCTACCGCATTAAATATCTTCTGGGCTGTTTCGTTAAGATCCCATCTTCCGTGAATAATCTCTTTAACATGCCAATCACCTTCATCTGTCACCATGACAATTGAAATGGCTGTATTGTCTAGCCTTGAGTTCTTAGAACGCTTCTTACCTACCTCTTCAAAACCAGCAAGGTCAATTGCTATGTAGTAATCACCCACTTCAGGTTCATCCCCGTACTTAATCCACTCTTCCTTAAACATCTCTGACCCACGGGCCTCGAAAGATGCCAAGAATTCCTGACGGAAGGCGTAAGATGACATCGACTTCTTAGCCGTATCAATCTCTTCTGGGTCTAGCAGGGGGTTATCGTAGGAAGTGTAGTGCCAAGTCTTGTATGTTTCGTCATCACCTAACTCGCCATACTTGTAAAGGTCATAAAAGTGATTGCGACCAATGGGCGTTCCAATAAACATGGCTGAACCCTTCTGGTCAGTCAGCGCAGGTCTGAGAATTTGCTCAAAGACCTCTGGCTTCATGTCTGCATACTCATCGAGAACTAAGAACTTGAGCGATACACCACGCATAGTCTCTGGCCTGTCGGCACCTTTTAGGCTGATCGTGGCTCCATTAATGAGCTTTATCTGAAGATTGTTGATATGTGACCCTGATATAACAGGATTGCCCAACTCCAAGAGGGTTTGCCACATAATATCCCTTGCCTGACCTTGAGTAGGCGCAACATAGAATACATGCCCTTTATTGGCTTGAAGGGCGTTAACAATGAGCATCCATGCGGCTAATCGGGACTTTCCGGTACGTCTTCCCGCTGCTACAACCTTGAATCGAGTCGGATCTTCCCAGACATCCTGCTGCCAAGGGAGTAATTCAATGTTTAAATCAGTGGACATAGCTTCTCTTTCTTCTTGGGAGGCACTTCATCCTCGTCTAGATCCTCTACTTTATCCCCAGACATGAATCTTCTTCTTTCCTTGGTACTCTACGCCAAGACCTTCACTAATAAGCGTCTGAGCAATGTCTACACCGTCATCAATCGTGTAAAGATTAGCCAAAACCCTACCGTATTTGTCTTCCTTGCCGCCATCAATGGACTCCAGCCAGACCTGATTACCACACAACTCAACCATCCGCTCCTTTGCCTGATAACCCAAAGCCTTCTCAACCTTATTCCTGGTGCGAATTTCAGGAGTATCAATAGAAGCTACACGAATAGAACTTTTCTTTGATAGATTAAAGGGCAGCCTGATCTGACAAGTAATAGTATCTCCATCATAAACAGAAACAACATCGGCCTTGAAGAAGAATAACTGCTCAAACTTAATCATAGGCTTCATTCTTTTTAGTTTTAGGATTGTCCTTCAGGAATCTGCCTTTCTTATCTCTAGCTCTTTCCTTTGGCTTTTTCTTAAAGAGGTCTTTTAGCCAATTAATCATCAAACTCTCCCTCGATAACAGGTTGGTCAGGGATATCGACTTGGTTAACACCCGATATGTTGATCTGAATAGCACTCCTGCCACCATCCTTAATCACATCCTTCTCAAATGCAGCAATAGGAGCTAGTCGGTCAATCAACATCTTCCAGGCAGCGGCTTGATGTTTATGCTCATCATTGAGCGCGGCATCAAAGATACTCTGTAAAACAAGCTTGGACTTAGGAGAGGCCAGCATACGGGATTTGTAATCATTAATAATAGCAGCATCACCCTTGGGGCGACCTATAGCAGTACGATTACCTACCTTCTTGGCTTTTATTTCAGATTGTTTGGGTCTACCACGCTTTCTCTTCTGAAGATTAACCTCTTTGCGTTCGGCTACTTGAGCCTTTAGCTTTTCATCCATAGGAATCTCTTAAAACTACCCCCCGAAGGGGGCAGGAAAACGGGAGTAACCAAATAGGGGTCGAGTTAACCCCGTTATTCATCCTAGCAAACTAATATTCATCATTGCAAGTACATGAATTAGATTCATCTTCCTGCTGTTCTTCATGAATTTCACTCAAGACATTCTCAAAAGAGTCAGCTATGCGCTCTAAAGACGTAGCAATGCTCCTAATCTGAGCAAATAAGTCTTCTATATAGAACTCATCATCTTGAATAATTTTCATGTTGCATTACAAGTAGTTGAAATTAATTCATAAACATACGTTTCATGTGAAACATTAGCAAACCTAGCAATGTTCAGTTTGGCTTATTTTGTATTTGGGAGGGAACTACATAATAAAGTTTCGCGCTGTTCGGCGTCCCGTCCCGTCATCATTCTAAACAATTATGGGACTATGCCTGGATCATTTTGAGTGATGTGATGCTTGGCTTGATTGAGTGTGAGAGTGTAGGAAGGAACCTATAAACCCAATACCCATATTGGATTGATCGGATCAGTTAACGATATTGTTTGGATGCTATGTCTTGAAGTGCATGTACTGAAATATTTTATAGTTTTATGACCGAAATATCTAGACATCAATATTCATGCCATCAATACCCCGTCACAACTAACCCATATAGTAATTGTTCTGGCCGTCGAATGCTTTACTTTCGAATCTCACTATCAATAAAGAGCAACCAGCATGATCACTCCAGAAATAATATCAGCATCTATATTAATGGCAGTATTTTTCTTTACCTTGTTCGGCGGCATGTTAATAGCATCTGCAACGGCAAACGGTAAAACGCTTACACGCAGCACTGTTTACGCTGTTATCGGTATATGTTCGCTCCCCGTTGTTTTCGGGTCTATCTTA